CTGAAGTATTTCAATCAACCAAGAAGGTAAAAGCAGCTTTTCTCAACCGATTATTCTCGTGTGATGGCCACATGGGTAAGATGAATTTTGAGATTACATTTTCATCAAAGAAACTCATACAGGACATACAGCGACTACTGTTACATTTTGGTATTATCAGCAGATTCACATACAAGCTGGCTACTTGTCAGACTGGTGAATTTGACGCATGGCGACTACAGATCACAGACTATGAGAATTTAAAGAAACTTAGTGATGAGATTGGTCTATTTGTAAAACAGAAGTACCTAGATGAGTGGTTAGACAAGGCAGATGATTTCAAACCAAACCCATGTTCAGACACTATCCCAATTGAGTACAAGAAACACTTAATCAAGTCAGAATGGTGGCATAGGCAAAATTCAAATCTTAGAATTGATGGTAAATATGCCATTGGTAGGGAAAAGATTAAGAGACTGGCTATAGCTGATGATAATAAAGCTTTTCATGCTCTAGCAGAATCCGACATATTTTGGGACAAGATCGAATCCATCACCTTCGATGGTGAGCATGAGACTTGTGATATCCAAGTGGCCGATAATCAGAACTTCATCTGTGAGGATTTCTTCACCCACAACTCCACGATCTGCAACTACACCAAGATCATTTTTGAGATTCTCAGGAATCCGAACGTCCGAATCGGTCTGATTTCCAATACTCAGAAACAGGCAGAGGGTTTTCTCAAGGAGATTAAGAACCATCTTGAGGGTAATGGCCGACTGATAGAAATCTTCGGTACTCAGGTTGGTCCGAAGTGGGACACCAAAGAGATTGTGGTTAAGAGCAAAGACTCGAAGCACAAAGATTCAACTGTCAGTTGCATCGGTGTCGGCTCTGCACTCATCGGTAAACACTTTGATATGATCGTAATGGACGATGCGGTCACTGAAGAAGCTAGTCGAACTGAGCTTCAACGTGACAGGCAGAGAGTTTGGTTCTATCAGTCGTTAGCACCGACGATGGAACCACATGCCGAATTGCACATCATCGGCACGAGATACCATTATTTGGACCTCTACGGTCATTTCATGGGACACACCGAAGTCGAAGGTGCTGGTGAACTCAAAAATGACTTCATCCGAATCAAATCTCTTGAATTCAAAGTCGATAAAGATAAACCGATTCTCGATGATTTTGGAGAACATAAAAGAGACGATGGTGGTGATCTTCGTTTCGAGCCAGTCTTGGATGAAAATGGGGAAGAAATCCTCCTCAGTTATTTTCCTGAAAAACACACCGTAGAATTCCTATTAAATCTCAAGTCAAATATGGGTACAGTCATCTTTAATGCCCAGTATCAGAACGATACAACGGCAATGAAGGGTGTCATTTTCAAAAATCAATACTTCAGATATTACACCGATGCTCCGAAGAATTTGAAAATATATCAGGGTGTGGATTTGGCTGTGGGTGAAAAGGACTCAGCTAACAAATTTGCTCATGTTACAATCGGAATTGACGATGAGAAGAATGTTTACGTTTTGAATTATTATGAACGTAGAGGCATAAGACCAAAGAAACAAACTCAACTAATAGCAGAACGGTTTAAAGACAACGATTGTCTTTGGGTGGGGATCGAGTCCAATGCTTATCAAGAAGCAAAAGCAATGGACGTTGTAGATTTCGATCCCACTGTTATGGTAAAGAAAGTTTATACTGATCTCGATAAGATTACGAAGGGCTGGAAAGTTGCTGCATTGTTTGAGGCAGGGAAGGTTTTCATCCATATATCCAACCATCGAAAATTTATGGACCACTTTCTGCTGTTTACAGGTGAGCGTGGTGGAGATGATGACTTGTTCGATGCGTTTTTCAATTGCCTAAAGATAGCGTTCTGGTCGAGAACGAAACGAAACAGACGTAGGTTTGGGGTTTTATAAAATGAAAAAGCGTAGAGTCAGCAAAAAAACAGAGACTGAAAACCAACGCTGCCTTAGAGCTATAGTCATCTCAGGTGATGCTGCTCTTGCGAAACAAAAGTCAAATGCGCTCGATCCAGATCGGGAACGAGAGTCTGAAATATCAGATGCTAGGTTTATTCTTCCCCCTTACGAACCAGATGTTTTGGCACTCCTGCCTGAGAATAGCTCAGAGTTGATCCAGTGTATTGAAGCTATGGAGATCAACATTGAGGGGTTTGGTCAAAGAGTTGTCGAACGTGAGATGACCGATGAGCAAAAAACTCAGAATGAAGCAGCGATCAAAAAGGAGAGGACGGAGCTTAAGGGCTTCATCGACATCACCAATCCAGACGACAACCTAACGTCAATCAGGCGTAAACTCAGAAAAGATATTGAGATTCAAGGCAATGGCTTCTGGGAAGTTCTAACTTCAAAGGATGGTCAGCTCTCAGGTCTTAATTATCTTCGTGCTCGGCACATGCGAATCACTAAACAGGATCGTGAGTTCACAGAGATCAAGATTCGATATCTTGATGAGGATCTGAATTGGATCACCAAGACATTCTTCAAGCGGTTCCGAAGGTTCGTTCAGAGAGTTGGTTCCAACACCACCTACTTTAAGGAGTGGGATGATCCTAGAACCATCGATAAGAACAGCGGCCTTCCTATCGAGAGACCGACACAGAAGGATATGAAGGAGAATGCTGCTACAGGTGCCATGCACTTCAAGATCCAATCCGGTCGAACCTCTTACGGTCTACCGAGGATCATTGGAAACCTCTTCTCCATATTTGGTTCAAGAGCTTCTGATGTTATAAATTTCCAGACTTTTAAGAATAATAACGTGCCATCGATGGTGGTCACAGTATCCAACGGCATGTTGACCACAGATACCATCGACCGGATCGAAGAATATGTGAATTCGCATATCAAAAGATCAGATAACTGGTCAAAGTTTCTCATCCTTGAGGGTGAATCTCAGGATGAAGAAGCACAGAACGCTGGAGCAATGAAGATTGACCTGAAACCCTTGACCTCCAGTCAACACACCGATCAGCTGTTCCAAGCTTATGATACAAATAACAGTGAGAAAATCAGAAGATCGTTCCGATTACCTCAGATCTTTGTGGGTAAAACGGAGAACATTAATAGAGCTGCCACAGAGAGTTCCAGACGATTAGCTGAAGAGCAGGTATTCGGACCAGAACGTGAGGAAATGGACAGGAGAATTAATAGGCTCTTGTCACACTTTGGGATCAAGTACCATGTGCTTAAGTCGAACTCTCCAAATGTCACCGATGATGCAGCTCTAACTAAGATCATATCTGGTGCTGAGAAGTCAGGAGCACTGACTCCAAACTTCACTCGGACAATTATTGGAGACATTCTCAACAAGGAAATCCCACCGATTGAGACGACCGATAAGTTCGATCCTAATATCCCATTCAGCCTGACAATGGCAGAGGCGGTGAAGAAGAGAGATGGTATTGCTCCAAACCAAGGCCAGCTCGGAGATGGTGAGGAAAATGATAAACCCGATCCAAATCCAAACCCACTCGACGATCCAGATGACGATGACGATGACGATCAGAATAAGATTCGAAGCTTCTTCGAGTTCATGGAGAATCCGGCTAGGGAATTCGATCACGAGCTTGGTATGAATATATTTGCTGATGTTGCTGAAGATGATGATGATGATGAGGAAGTGGATGCCAGGTAGTCAAATCACAAACATTGATAAGTTTCTGGATGAGTGCCTCTGCTCCAATATTGGAAAAGCTAAGATGCCAGAATGGGCTAGAGTTCAGATGAAGGCAGAGAAGGTTCTAGCTGCAAGGATGATGGCTGGTTTTAGACTCAAGGCAAACAAGGCTGTCAAAAAAGCAGCTAACATGGCTGGCAAGGGTTTTACCGATACTGAGATTGTGAAAACTGTCAAAGCTCAGATGAAAAACATCTTCAGTGAAAATCAAATAAAACGGTTTAATAAAGACATCGTTCGATACTACAAAAGTGATCGGCAGATTGCTGTGAATGATTTCAAGATCGACATTGCTGATGATATCGATGCCGTGACTATCAAGGGTAAGCTCATCCATAAAGCAGACAAGGATCTTGATATTGCGTTCGATCTGAAAGACCAGGAGATTGTTAGACTCGTCCTAGCTCAGAACTTGATAGCAGCTCAAAATTTATACAAGGCTGGACTCTCGGCTCACGTTGTTAGTGTCATACGATCTATCATGCGAAACACTGGACTGAGTAATGCTGACCAGAAGAAACTCATCACATCTGAGATGTCTAAAGCCCTCGGTTTGAAAAAGGGTAAGATCGAATTGGAAAAGACAGTTCCTCCAAAATTCAATGGTGATGCGAAGGGGTATTACACTGGACTGGCTCAAACGACTTTGACTCGTGCTCAAAGTATGGGTAGGCTCAACCTCTTCTCACAGGGAACTTTCGAAAAGTATATGATTTCGGCTATCATAGATACTAGAACATCTCATATTTGTTTATCGATGGATGGTCGAACATTTACGATTGAGCAAGGTCAAGAGCAGATGGAAAATGTTCTAACAGCTAAATCATCCGACGAGTTGAAGCAAGTAGCTGGTTGGAGAAAAGATCTTTCTGCATTTGGTGTGAAGAATCAAGACGATTTCAAAACAGGACCAAGATCGGCATCAACGAGTAAGAGCTTGGCAGATGCTGGGATGGCATTACCGCCGTACCATTTTAGATGCCGTTCTACAATAAGGCCAGTTTGAGAGGATTAAGAGTAATGGCTAAGAAAAAGAAAAAACTGAGACTGGTGAAGAAGAAGCGCACAGCTAAGGTCGAGAAGAATCTTGGCAGTGGTGGTGCTCACTCTCATGCTATCTCACATCAGAACCCTGAGAACACTGAAATGGATGGTGCCCACAAGCATCTTTTCATCATCGGTGGTCTACCTGTGGAGACCATGTGGGATGGTGTTCATGTTCATCCTGTGAATGCTATTGCCAGCCGTACTGGACCTGAAGATCGAATACACAAACACATCGTAAAAATTGCAGCAACGAAGCACCAGACATCTGAAGGTGGAACTCATATACATGAGTTGGCTTATGTGTCCGATGAGTTTTCTGAGACCAATCACTCTGGGCTTCACAGGCATCTGGTCACGCTTGATGGTATGGAGTATCAATCCCTTCTCCCAGGTGATCTCCTTCAATCAGATATTCGTAAACGAGTTGCGATAGAGATCCAGTCGGTTCATGTTTCGAATCTCCTCTTTCCCGATGCTCAAGAGGCCATCCAATTTATTGAAGATCGAGGGTTTGTTGGACGAGATGTTCAGAAGCTCGACGATGGGTTCCGATTCAGGCAGCTCTCCAGGGATCGATTCCACGAGTCAACGCTCAAGGAGCTTGAACTTTCAAATGGTGTCATTGCCATGGTGGGAGTTTTAGATCCAGAGATGATGTCCGGTGAGAACAACACACTCGACTCCCTGAAGGACATTAATCCAGCCGAAGAGATTATGCGAGAAGAGCAAGTTGCAGCTCTCTCACGACTCAAGGATGCCTACTCAGGGATGGTCATCGATATGAAGTCGAAGGCTGAGAAGTTTATTCCGATTCTAAATCAATTTGTTGATCTGTCAGATGAGTTTGTTAAGAACGAACCCTTCCAAGTTTTCCTCACAGAGTTTATCGACAGCTTCAATGTGCTCCAGTCAGAGATCGAGAGGATTGATACTCCTGAAGGTCATCAGATGGCAGCTGAGAAGAGAGTCAATGTTAACTTCGAGGACCATCTCAGAGACATCGAAGTTGATCTTGAGAAGATGACTGACCTCTTCTACGAGTCTGAGGGCTATGACAACTTCGGCAGACTTCTCAAAAAGAATCATTTCTTGTTTAAGCAGATGATTTTGAATATTCCTTTGATTCGATCTGAGGGATCTGGGACTCCAATCTCGAAGGTCTACAATGACTTTATAGATTTTGAAATCGCAAAGCTCGAAGAATTGGAACATCTGACGAAAAAAGATATTGCCGATTTAAAGATCAAAGAAATTGACATCGACAAGCTGAAAGGCTCGGCATCACTGGACAAGACGCTCCAGACCTTTTTGAAAAAGCTGGCTGGTGACAGTGAAAGTGTCGTTGTCGAGTTTGGTCCTAGAACTGTTAAGGGCACAATAGCTATTGACAAGCAACGCTCTGAGTTGGCAGATATATGTTACAATCTCGACAACGGCATACCTCTTCCAGCAGATTCTGTTGACGGTGTTGTCTCAAAAAGTTCGATCCAACTGTTAACGGATCGAGAACAGATCATCAAAGAAGCAGCTAGAGTTTTGAAAAATGGTGGTCAATTTATCATAGAGGCACCTTCGACTGATGGTAGAAACGCATTTTTACCCTGCAACAAGTCTTTCTGGAATGAGGAAGTATTCAAATACTTCACTGAGGGAGACAATCCTCTATTTGAAATGGTTGAAAGTTCTACGGAATTAACGGATGATAAAAGTTCGGCCTTGGTCAAGGTTAAAATGACTCGTTGTGTTAGATCTTAAGTTTTTTATTGTGACTGTGACTGTGAATGCTCGTAATGCTGTAAACGCTCTAATTTAGAATACGTTCGAAAATAGAATAATATTTCTGATTCGCTATGTCTTTTCTTAGTTAGAGGTTCGTTTAATGCAGCCTTTTATAAATTACGCTTTTCAACAGACTAAGAATGTCTTTGCCGATCAGGCAGAATCAGTTGAAAAGTGGATAAAGCCTACATTAGATAGTGGAGCAGTCCTCCACATCTGTCCTCTGGTAAAAGAAGGTGTCAAAGCAGCTCTCCATAAGAAGGGATCTGACTTCTATCTTCAGATCGATGGTAAGTCTGAAACCAACCTCATAAAAGATTTCGACCAATACGCTGAAGATTTCAAATTCCACGATAAAGATTTCGTGGTTGAAGGCTATATAGAAGAAAATGACAATTTTGCAATGACCGATATCCTCTACCATGACGGTGAGGATTTAGTTGGTAAGGGATTATCTGAGCGTCTATCGATTCTATTTAAAACATTCGACGATCTTAACGGCTACAGTTGTCATGTGGTCCATTCTCGGACCATTGAATCATATGAAGAGTTCGAGAAGTTCACTCATGACAACCGTGATGGTTTTTATGCTGGGATAGATACATCTCTTTATACAGAAGGGTGCCCTTCCAATCAGTGGTGTTCCTTCGGAACAGGTCTAGCCAAGGATGAGCAGACAGCTAAATCAAAGATCCCAGCATTCAAATTGGACGATTGGAAACAATGGGGTTTGAAACTCCAAAAAGGAGTCATGGGTGATTTCCATGTCACTGAAAGTCAGGGTAAGCTCCATCTAAATATCCAACCAATTCGACCAATCAAGACAAGCAAATCTACTGGTATTTCTTTTGAAGCTGTTGACAAGTCAATAGACTTAAGGCGACAATTTCAAAAGGGCAATCAGTTTGTTGTGGGATTTCAAAAGCAACTCATCTCACCCATCCCTCGTGACGATCTCATTATAGACCATGGGACTTTCACAATTCTAAAATCAACAGACCAGTCTACAGTCATCGACTTTGACGGTTTGAATAATGTTTTTAAGGGCATCTTTCATGTTGATGGATCTTCAAAACATAATTTCCCTGACATCTCTTCAGATGTGCCAACGGATCTCGTCTACCAACTCACATATTCAGAAGCAAATATTGAAGTTGATAAGAAGTTTGGTCAACTTAAGTGGTTTGGTCAAACTGAGACAGCTCTTAGTAAAAGCTTGGTGCCAATTGCCAAACAGGATGAAGAGGAAGAGCGTTTTGTTTTTGGTGAGGTTCTCATCCCTGAAGAGATTGATGCTCACGGTGATATCTACAGCATCAAGGAAGTTCGTTTTGCAGCTCATTTCTTTATGGAGAAGTTTGGCAACACAGGTTTGATGCACGAGCAATTCATCAACGATGATGCCGTAATCATTGAAACGTATGTTGCACCAGTAACCATGACAATCGAAGGTCGGAAAATCAAAAAGGGTACTTGGTTGATTGGAATGAGAATCCTGTCGGAGTCCTTATTCGACGATATAAAAGCTGGTCGATTAACAGGATTTTCAATTGGTGGGATAGCAGCAGTTCAAGAGCTAAGAAAACTAATGGATGAGTACGGTTTAGTTGCTTAAAGGGGATTGATCGATGGCACAGGCCAAAAGACGATTAACAAATATTCGGGTTAAAGAAGTTTCTTTAGTGGATGAAGCTGCAAACTTACGACGATTTATTGTCGTTAAACGCAAGGGAGGTCAGGGGATGGGTAAAAAGAATGCTGAACTGCTGAAGGACGACAACACAGATGTCCTTAAGGTGTCAGCAGAAGTTAAAGAGACTCTCGTTAATCGTGGGAATGAGGTCATCGAGAAGATGAAAATTCTCCTCGAAAATGTAGACAAGATCGAAATTGCAAAAGACGGTGGGGATGAAGTACCAGGAGCAATCATTGAGCAGTTCGAGGAGGTAGTCAAGGCTATGCCTCAATTCAATTCCGATGATGAAGAGCCAGAAGATTTCGGATTAGCTAAAGCAGCTGAAGAAATCAAAAAGGCTGGAAAGAAAATCTCTGCCAATCGGTTAGAGAAAATCAAAGATGCGTTTTCGATTCTTTCGGGTTTACTGGAAGAGTTTCAAGGCGATAGTGGTGGTGCAGCGACTACAAAGGGCACTACTGAACCAACAACAGGTCATGGTGGAGGTAACAACATGACTACTGGTAGCAAGGATACTGAGACTGTTAAGCGGTCTCCTGGGATTGCCTTCACTTTAGCAGAGGCAGAAGTAATCAAAGCTCGTGAGGCACTGGAGCAAGCTGAAGAAG